TCTGGATGGCTAATGTTTGTGTATGCTGCATAACTTCCTTTCCTTGTTTTACCTTGCTTATAAGCGGTCATCGCTGAATCACTAACTTTTATAAAGGGTATCGGTCCTGGTGCCTTATCACTTACTGGTCTTACATCACCCCAATGTCCGCCCACACCACCACCTTTAACAGATAGCCAAGCGAGCTCAGACTGATGGCTAATGAGACCGTCAAGAGTGTCAGGTATATATGATAGGAAACACGATATAGGCAATCCTTTAGTATCATCACCCTGCGAAGGAGCATTACTGAGAATAGGACTACTAAACATAAACCAACCATTACTAACTGCATCATATAACCTCTGTGCTAATTCTAAGTCTTCATTACTATAAGCTACACACGCTCTAGCGTATGCTTCTTGTGGTGACTTCTCCTTACCACGCAGGTAGTAACCCTTTACAAGCTCTCTCGCTTGCTCCGACATATTTTTATCCTTGCTACGATCTATCGTAATCCCTAGGTACTCCGCTTTCATCCTCAACTTCTCCTCTTAGTTCTTCTAATGCCATCGCTATGGCTTCTTCAATATAAAAATCACCCACCCTGCAGGTCTCTTTTAGTTTTATGTACTTCTTTCCTACTAGCACGAGCAGTTGTTGATGCTCATACCCTTCTAATATCTTTCTGTCATACATCCTATCTTGTAGATATAGGTCTACCTGTTTATTTAAATGCTCAATCACTCTGCATCCTCCTCCCAATGTTGAACGAACACGGTATCAGCAAGGTCTATCTCATACGTTTGTATCTTAGAATGTATCCTCAGTACTTGCCCCCCGTTCTCACTATAAGCAACCGTTGTTTTAGCTACATCTGCATAGAGCTCATCCCTTCCGTCTGTATGTAGTACTCTTATTTTTATCATTATCTTTCCTCGCTCCTTTAGTAGTCTTCTTAACTACCTTCTTATTCTTATTTGTTATCGCTGTTGATGTTGGCCAATCTCGCATTCCCCTGCTCCTTAATCTTCTTACATAAAAAATTGTATTTATTCCTAAGTACCTCATGCTCTTCATCTAATTTGTGGAGCTCTAAACATACCTCAGCATAAGTAGGCACTTTGTACGCATCCATACCTGTGAACATCTCTTTAATCTGCTCTTGCTTTTCCCAGTAATCACAACTCATTATCTAGTCTCCATACGTAACCGTTAGTTCTCTTGATATACATCTTGGTATTACACTGAATGCTACTATCTTTGTATTGTAGTTCTAAGTACAACTCGTAGCATTCCCTGGGTGTTGCACAGGTATAAACATCATGACTTGTATTCTTGAGTATGTGCAACTCTGTCGCTCCATTGTGTGGAAATTCATAGGGAGATTTGATAGTGTTGGAGTGTGTCACCCCTATTAAGTCAAAGGTGTTAGCCACTGCTACCAAGGAGAAGATAATAAATAGAGCACCTACTCCTACCATCTTCCAATTAACCTTGGGATACTCACCAATCCATTCCCATCCATCCTTACTTAAGTCCTTCGCATGAAGCCGCCACGGCTCTCGCCATTTTTTGTAACTCATTAAATCTCCTTGGGGTTTAGTTAGGGGTAGAAATACCTCCTGAAAATACTTGTAGCTCTAGTGCGGGTGTCCACATAGTAAACTCTTCAGTAGCCTCATCGAAATCTCGTAACATGTAGACTAGCTGAGCTTGTTTGATAGCAAACTCCTCCTCCTTACCTGCGTTTGTGTAGCAGTCTTTAATGGTATCCCAGTAGTCACCCTCAGTAGGTTTCTTAAGTTCACTCAATATCTTCAAAGCCTTCACCTTTCCAATACGAGGACACCCTTTAATACCATCAACTGTATCACCTTCCAATGCCTGTTTCCAGAACCAGAAGTTAGCCTCCTCCTTGTCTACAATATATCTTTCTTGTGTGTTGTAGTTGTAGTGTGAGCCGAATGCTTGGTTGAGGTCTTTATCTATATGACATAGAACATATGTCTCAGGCTCCAAGTACATCCTAGAAACACATACATCATCTGCTTCTACATTATCGAATATGATTGCACCCATCTCTTTAAGCATGTACTTTCGTAGAGGCTTGAGTAGTATCAGCTCAACCTTCGGCTTCTTCCTATTAGCTTTGTAGTCAGGGCTAACTTCATACCTAAAGTTCTTCTTAGGGCTGAGTACTAATTGGTAAGAGTCAGTCTTTGTATGAACGAGCATCTCATCTACAAACTTAACCATATCTTTCTTAGCATTCCCTAGGTCTACTGTCACAGTGCTTAAGATATTATCAGGGTCACTGTCATCCCAAATACAAGTGTCTTGGTTGATACTTGCATACTTGTATATTATGCTATCCGCATCAATGAGTGCTATCATCAGTGGTACCTCTTCATTTCTTCTGCAACACTATCAGCATGCTCATGTCTAATATCCCACAACGCACCCCTAAGCTCAGGGATCTGTTCTTGAACCTTACGTCTACATCTAGTAATGCCCTCAGCCTTAGGAAACTCACCCCTTGATAACAATGAGAATACTCCTGTTGCAGATATCTCCTCTAGGTCATAGCCTAAATCCTGCATACATCTCCCCCATACCACAGCTAATAGGACTTCATCGCTGTCCCGCGCCTCTTCAACTGATGACAATACCTCTATTACTAGGTCCCTATACTCATTTATCTTGTTCTTCATGGTACTCCTCTATTTTAAAAGTTATAAATTCCTCTTTCTTCTTGACTATCTGCTTAGTAGCATTAATGTTATAAATCCATTTATCATTAAAACTATACTTAAGTTGAAGACAATCAATAAAGGGTTTCAGAATGTTATCCAAATCAGCAAGCTTATTACTTAAGCCCACTTCAATGGTTAGTTGTAGTTCCCCCTCAGGAACCTCTATATCAGGTAGTTGTTTTAACATCTTCCTCTCATATGTTTTGTATTGGTAGGACTTAACCTTCCTCCCCAAGTACATATCGTTACTACTTAATGCTTTAATTTCTACTTTTTTCATAGCACCTAGTCAGGTACTTAAGGGCTTCTATCATGCCCATCAAGTTATCACCTAACTTCCCCAATCCTGTATTACATGTAAGACAAAGAACCCCTCTAAAATCTCCTGTCTTATGACAGTGATCGTAGCAGAGTCTGTTTGTATCCCCGCAAATCTCACAGATGGGTGACGTGGCCATGCGCCTGTCATACTCCTCCTGTGTAATACCATAGTATTTTGCTATACTGTATTCGCGCTGATACGCTAACCTTTCCTCTCTGTTTTTTGCATAATAAGTGCCTTCCTGCATTCAAACTCCTCAGTTTATTAGTGAGTCTCCTCCCAAGAGTGACCTATCTTAGCCTCTCCTTCCAACTTGACTCTGAATTGTAGCTCGTCCTCAACTATAGCAAAAGTCGCTACACATACATCTGCTAAATCCTCTGCAATCTTTCCATCTACTTCTATCTGTACCTCATCATGGATGTTTCCTATGAACTCGTAGTCCTTTCCTGGAATCCATCTCTTCTGTAACTCCTTATCTAATGCTACTAGGTAATATTTCATTACCATTGCACCCGCACCTTGTAGCAGTACGTTCAATGCGCTATGGTCACTACGTATGTAGTACTTTCTCTTGTTCAATCCCAATAGGAATCCCTTATGCGCCTTATCCTTAACAGCATCACTCAGTTGTTCTAGAGCAGGGAGCTTAGCGAGGAAGCGGTTGCGTAACTCACGCCCCTTCTTCACACTGCCACCTACAATCTGTCCTAGCTTAGCCACACCTGCACCGTAGAGAAAACCATAGATGAAAGTCTTGGCATGGTCTCTAGTTGGTAGACCCGCTGCTTCTTGATTGATTGTATGGATGTCACCGTTAACTACCTGCTCACCATAATCACCATCATCATAGATTGCCATGTAGTGGGCGAGCATCCTCAGTTCTAATCCACTAGCATCACAACCTACAATCTTCTTACCCTTAGGTACTGTGAATAATCTCCTACACTCCTTACCCATGAAGGAATGACTAGCAGGTGTCTGTGCTATGTTAGGTTTGTTGTGTGTACATCTACCTGTAACTGCACCCAGTGTTTTAATCTGACCATGTATACGACCATCTTCCTGCACTAGTTTGAGCCATGCGTTCTGACCCTCAGCTACCATCCCTAAAATCTTTTGAGTTAAGAAGTACTGCCTAAGTAGGATGGCCTCAGGAAACTTAACACCCTTGAGTACCTCCTCATTAATAATAGGAGTGCCTTTCTCAGTCTTCTTAGGACTGCGCCACCCATACACCTCTTCCATCCACCGTCTGATGTGGTGGCGTGAGCCAGGGTTAAAATATACTGTCTCCCAATAACCCCAACCATTCTCCTCATCATTATGAGCACCCTTAGCTATCTGCTTTTGGTAGCGTACTGATACATCCCCCTTCTGTGTATACATAGGTGCTGGCTTGAGGGCTATCCAATCCTGCAAAGGCTTAAAGGTTTCTTCTAGTTGTGTAAAGAGTTTCTCTTTGTTTGTAACTAGTTTCACGTGAAGCAATTGTGCACTCTTAGTATCGAACAGCCACCCATAGGCTACCTGTCTTTGTATGATGTGAGCGAAGTGCTGTTCTATTCGCAACGCTTCCTCAGGAACATTCTTAGTCAGGAGTCTTTTGTATAGGACAGCGTTGAGGTGTACATCCTGCTTACAATACTCAAGCATCTCTTCACTGAAGGTAGCCCATGCATCCTCCTTCTCACCATACGTCCCTTTGTTCGTACCTAAACGGTAGCCCCATGCTTTGAGACCATGTAATCCCTTCATCCTAGGTGGTAGATGACTAGATTCATCTAACTTCTGTAGGTTGTAGTAGGCTAACTGAGATAGCAGTAGTGTATCTACTACCTCGCAGTGTTCCCATAGGTCTACACCATATAGTTTCTTAATGACTGGGATGTCAAACCCTATGATGTTATGTCCTGCAATGGCGGGTGTATCTTTTAAGTATGAGATGAGGAGTTGTATCTCATCAGGCCTGTACAACCTATACTCCTCTGTCTCTGTATTATAAGTCACTGCACAGTGCACAGTCGTTACTGTATCTAGTAGTCCATCTGTTTCTAAGTCAAATATTAACATTTAGAATTCCTCCATCCCTTCAAACCCTGGTTCAAATGCCTCGTTGTCATACTCAGACATACGACCAGTGTCCTTTGAGTACACTAGTGTGTCTGCCATACCTACATCACCAACGAAACGATTCTTTAGTATCCTCAACTTGACATGATTACCAAACTCATCATTCTGCATGTCTCTCTCAACACCTACAACACCATCAGACAGTTGAGCAATAGCACCTGAACCTCTGAGCTGTGACAAGGATACGGTTGCACCATCCTCATGCCCCTTATCTCCTTGAGGTCTGCGTAGATGTGACACTACAATGATTCCTGCCTGTGTTTCCTCAGCTAGTGAGCGTAGGTTTGTCATCAGTGCATCGATTGCTCTCCGTTCATCCCCATCAACCGTACCTGATACTACAATAGATACATGGTCGAGGACTAAGAAGTCAACCTCGTTCTGAAGTACCAAGAGTCTCATCTTCCTTAGTAGATTTTCTGATTCGAGTGAGCCGAAGTGGTCATAGAAGTAGAGGTGTCCCTTCCCTAGTACCTCATCGAATGCCTCACGTTTCTTATCCATGTCTATCTTGGAGTAGTCATAAGACATAGGCTTACCTAAGTACATACCCATGAAACCTAAGGCGGAACGCTTGAGATTTTCCTCAAGTGCTATGTATCCTACCTTCAGACCATGATGCATCGTTAGGTGGTAAGTAATCTCTTTAACTATTGTAGATTTACCCACACCTGACCCTGCGGTAAAGGTCACAAGTTCACCCTTGCGAAGCCCCTGGAATTTTTCATCCATTTTTGAAAACGGGTATGAGTATGTTTCAAAGACCTCATCAACGGATACCAAGTCCCATAGTTCACTACCGTTCTTGATACCATCAATAGATAGACTCTGTGCTTGGTAGGTGGCAGAGAGTACAACCCCCTTACCTTTATTAATGAGAAGATCGTTAGCATCTTTATACCCAGTACCCTGTACTACCTTGAGTTGACCAGGTTTCTTAAAGAGTTCACTAACCTCTTCCATCGCTTTATGTCCTGCCTCATCATCATCGAACCATAGGATTACGGTGGGAAAGGAGAGAACCCACTCTAAATTTTCCTTAATATTCTTATATGCGCTATTTGCGCCATTGATGATAGATACGGCAGGGCATAAAGCGATGGAAGAGGTTAGTGAACTCTTT